CCCGCGCTGTGGTGTTTGCGATCAGCAGATGAGGGAAATATCGTACGCATTTCTAAAGCAAAAAGTTTACGAATGCGACAACCCAGACTGCGAAGAATGCAGCGAAAAGTACAAAGTTGAGCGCGACGATGACTGATAATGCGCTTGTCCACTACATCAACTTCGATTTGCTGAAAGTCGCAAACTTCAAGCTAAATACTGCTATCCCGCTTTGCGGAGCGGATATGTGGTTACAAATTACCGATATCAAGGGCAAGGTGACTTGCCCTAAATGTTTAAAAATTATGGAGAAAAAATGACAACGTTAGCGATTGGTCTTGTCGTATTTACGATTGCTTGCGTCATGCTGGCAATCGATTGGATGCAAGGGGTAGGACGATGATCCCGGACTGGATCGAAAAATCCGCAACAAACCCGGCTTTTATCGCCGAGGTCATCCGGCACATGAAGGTGAAGCACAATGGGCGTGACCGGGCAGATAAACTGCCTGGTCTGCTTGCCGAAATGCTTGGCAGCATATCAGGGTCAAAGTCCTATTCGAATGACAATCGAACACTCCGTAGGGCATTTGAAATCGTGAACCAGGATCACTGCGGAATGATTGTCAGCGACACCGAAGTTGGTTACTGGTGGGCAGCTAACTTAGCGGAGGGGATGGAAGCTGTGGAGAAGAACAAGGCGCGAGCGAAAACGATCTTGTCGAACGCGCATACAGTCGAAAGCAACATAACCGCCGCTTATGGCGGCCAGATTGGAATGACGCTATGAACGATTATAAAGAATTTATTAAAACAAAGAGAATATCTAATTTATTTCACGGGAAAGATATACGGATTGACGAAGTGCATCCTATATTGTTTCCTTTTCAACGCGATGTTGTGAGATGGGCATGTGGAAAAGGGCGAGCTGCAATATTTCTGGATACTGGACTAGGAAAAACTTATGTTCAGCTTGAATGGGCGCGTCTTATGAATGTAAAAACGCTCATTATCGCTCCGTTATCAGTTGCACGACAAACAAAACAGATGGCTGTAAATATCGGAATTTATGTTCAATACGCTCGTCATCAATCAGAAGTTGATAGTGATATCGTAATCACAAACTATGAAATGATCGATAACTTCGATCCTTCAAAATTCGATGCGGTAGTCTTGGACGAGAGCAGCATTTTGAAATCACTCGATGGAGTTACCAGGCGAAAAATGATAACCTTGTTTGGTGACACAAAGTACAGGTTAGCGTGTACCGCCACTCCTGCGCCTAATGACCAGGCTGAAATTGGAAACCATAGCGAGTTTCTTGGAATTGCAACAGTAAATGAAATGCTTGCTATGTTTTTCGTTCATGCTAATAAGGTAGATTATTTAGATGTTGGAGATGGCAGGCAAGTAAAAACAAAGAGATCTGGATCGCAGGGGCAAGAGTGGCGACTAAAAAATCACGCAAAGGAAAAATTCTATAAATGGATGTCGTCGTGGTCTATGAGTTTACGTAAACCTTCAGACCTGGGATATGAAGACACTGGATATATTCTTCCTGAGCTGAAGATAATTCCCCATTTTATAGATGTTGATTATAAGCCAGACGATCAATTGTTTTTTACTGGTTTGTCTGGAATACAAGATCGTCACAAAGTGAGAATGTCCACCATCGAGGAGAGAATATCAAAAGCATTAGAAATCATAGATGGGGGAAACGATCAATGGATTGTATGGTGCGGTCTTCAATCTGAAGCTGACACAATTTGCAAACTAATAAATAACTATCGACAAGTTCAAGGTAATGATGCTCCTGAATATAAAGCACAAGCATTTGAAGATTTCCAAGATGGAAAATATAGAATACTTGTTACAAAACCAAAAATAGCTGGGTTTGGAATGAATTTTCAAAATTCTCACAACATGCTTTTTTTGGGATTGTCAGATAGCTGGGAAGCATATTATCAGTGTATCCGTAGACAGTGGAGATTTGGGCAAATAAATCCCGTCAATGTTCATATTGTTCTATCAGAAGCCGAACGCGAAATATATTCTAATGTAATGCAAAAAGAATCAATCGCTAAAAATATGAGCGCGGAACTGATAAAGCATGTTCAGAAATACGAGAAGGATGAAATAATTATGGGAAGCGATGTAAAAACAGAATTAGATTATTCAGAAAAAACAATAAAAGGCGATAACTATATCGCCATGTTAGGGGATAGCTGCCAACGATTGAAAGAAATAGATGAAAACAGCGTTCATCTATCGGTGTACTCTCCACCTTTCGCAGACCTATACACATATTCAGCTAGCGAGATGGATTTAGGAAACTCTAGAAACTGGAATGAGTTTTTTAGCCATTACTCGTTCATTATTGGCGAATTGTTACGGGTTACTAAGCCTGGTCGAGTTACCTGTGTGCATACAAGCGATATTCCAGCCATGTCGATAAAGGATGGATATATCGGAATGCGAGATTTTCCAGGCGCAGTTATAAACGCATATGAACGCGAAGGGTGGATATTCGTAGGCAGAGCTATTATTGGAAAGAATCCACAAGCGCAGGCTATCAGAACGAAAGCGCAGGCATTGCTATTTGCTACGTTGAAAAAAGATAGTTCGGATAGCAGACCTGCAATCCTTGACCAGGTTCTTATTTTCAAAAAGCCAGGGGATAACGAAATACCAATTACTCCAGTATTAAATGGCGAGATGAATAACGAAACATGGATCGATTGGGCAGGCGGTATATGGACAGGCATACATGAAAGTGACACATTGCAATATACAACCGCGCGTGACGCTGATGACGAAAAACATATCTGCCCATTACAGCTTGGAACTATCGAGCGGTGCATAAAACTATACAGCAATCCCGGCGAAACAGTTCTAACTCCCTTTCTAGGTATTGGATCAGAAGCATATCAAGCTATTAGATTTGGTCGAAAAGCAATTGGAATAGAACTGAAAGAAAGTTATTTCAGAATAGCCGCTAAAAATTTAGAAGATGCGGAAATTAGATACAAATCAATAGACTTATTTATGTTTGCGCTTACAAGCAATGTATCTGCGTAGAAAACTGGAGCAGTGGTATGAGCAAAACGATATTGGCGGAAGTGGACGGTTTTACCCCGCTGATTGATGGGGTTGTTCAGGAAGTCGGCATAATGGCGGCGGCGGTATTCGGCAAGGCATGGCGCTATTGCCAGATGAGCGATTCAGTGTGCAAAGCAAGCCAGGAACGGCTGGCCGAAGAACTAGGAATGGACAGAACCACCATCAATAAACACCTAAAAACGCTGGTTGATGCCGGGTATTTGGAAGATAAAACACCCACATTGAAGGGCGTTCCGCGGGTGGCAAACAATGCAAAAACACCCGCTGACAAGAAGCAGGCCGCGAAGCTGATTTTAGACGACCGCGCTGCCAACGGTAAATAGCCCATCTCTCCTCCTTGAGTGCCTGTCCGGTTGAAAGACCGGGCAGGCCAGAAGGGAAAATAACATGAGCAGAACAAATCCCGATTGGTACTTGGACCCGCCCGAAGAGCGCGAGAGCCCGCGCTGTGGTGTTTGCGATCAGCAGATGAGGGAAATATCGTACGCATTTCTAAAGCAAAAAGTT